TTCGCCCGACGCAGTTCGCGGTTTGCCTGTCGCAGCGATGGCAGAACCAGATTATCCACTCGCTTCTCAAGCGGCTGCACAATGTCCGCCACAGTTTCTGTTTTAATATCTTCCTGTGTTGCAGCTTCCTGTACTGGTAACGCAACACTTGCTGGCTGAGGAAAGGCTTTACCATCAGTTTCCGCTACCAATGCAGCTTTCGGCTCTGCTGGTAAATTACCGCCCGGCATGCAGTAGCGAAATTTACCGTTCTGGTTTACGCGTGCCAGCCGCCCCGTTGCGGTTACTACCGCCAGCGTGGAAGCAACCTTGCGAGTGCTGACACCAAACTTACCCGCCAGTTCCTCACACGTTTTAGCTCCCTCCTGACCGATAAACTCAATCATCATGTCAGCGGTAACTTTTCGTTCGACCTCCCTGGTTAGCACATCCTGTACTTCAGATTGTGCTGGCTGCTCTTCGGCTACCCCGGATTCACCTTCACCAGCTACACGCCAGGTGTATACGCTTTTATCAACGAAACCAGCCTTTTTCAGTTCCCACAGCTCGTTCAGTACCTCTTCACGACTGATATCAAGTCGCGCAGCCAGTTCTACCGACGTGGCTTTTCCCATCGCTTTCAGTGCGTCAAAAACGGTCTCCATTAAAATTTCCTCCCGGTAAAAATTACTTCTCAATACCTGGCTGACCAACATTCGGGCGCCAGCTCTCCCAGTTAAAATTCACCCAGCGCCCGCCGTTCATGGTCATGCGATCCATAATCCGCTCGCCGAGCAATGTTTTCATGGCCTCATAGTTCAGGTTTGTCAGCATCCCCACGCTGCGCATCGACGCTGTCCGGCGATCAACAATCTGGTGCAGTACCACCTGCTCGTTTTTCGTCTCGCGCTGAATACCAATTTCATCAAGAACCAGCAGATCCACTTCGCACAGTTCCCGCAAAAATTTTTCGCCTGATTGCCCGTCGTCATAGCTGGCGTGTAGAGCACTCATGACATCAGCCACGGTAACCACAATCACTGTCTGGCCATCTTTCAGCAGGCGATTCCCGATAGCCGCCGCCAGATGGTTTTTTCCGGTACCAGGTTTTCCGCTGAATGCGAAATTTGTGCATCCGGTCATCAGTTCATCGGCGATGGATTTCGCCTGGCTCAACGCGTATCGCTGGCCGTCATTCTGCACCTGGTAATTCGCAAACGAGCACTTGCGGTGCAACGGCTGGATGCCGGAGCGATTCAGAATTTTTTCCACCCGCAACTGACGATTCTGGCGGTTGATCTCCTCGCAACGCTTCTGGCCTTCTGCAAGTTGCCACTCGCGCCACTCGTCCACTGTTCGGTATGGCGCGGTTACATGCTGCGGAGCCAGCTTACGGATGCGTTCAAGAACACCGCCTGTCGCAATATTTTTCATGCTTCGTTACCCCCTGAATCCCGGCGGAATTTCGGCGTCCGGCTCGGAAATATGATTCACGCAACGCTGTACAGGCGAACGCCCCAGACGAATAACCAGCTCATCCCATTTTTCGCGAAGCTTTGACGGGCTCATGACGTTTTTTACCCAGAATGGATCCCGCTGTGCCCGACCAAACATTTCGCAAATTTGTCTGTGAGTTCTGCCATCCAGCATCCGCATTGTGCGCACATCATTGGCCCATGCAGTCCAGTTTGGTTCTTTCGGTCGCATGATTTCGCCATCATCGCTGGCAGCCTGCTCGTAAAGACTCACGATTCGTCCCCAGATCCACTGCGCACACGCCAAATCTTCCTGGCTGCCCCACTGGCGTTTTTTCGCACTGAACACAACCGCGTCAGGGTGTCGGGTTAAAAAATCCTGTTCAGCCGTCTGCGGGTCCGGTTGCGAAGCGTCCGGACGAAAAGATCTTTTATCTGACGGATCAGGTTTTAATACTGACGGATCGGGGCCAACCATCGCCCCCCTAACCGGATGTTTTTTATCAACGGTTGATCCATCAAAATTTGAGGGGTCAACCGTTGAGGGGTCAATATTTGACGGGTCATTTTTTACCGGGTTAATTTTTCTTTTCGGTTTATATGCCTCACGCGCCGCCGCTGCTGCTGCTTCGAGTTTTTCCACATTAAGACGGTAGATATTGCTTTCATTACGCCCACCGACCTTACGTTCTTCCTTCGTCAGCCAGCCGTTCTTTTCCAGTTCTGCTATCGCAGCTTTAACCGTTGATTCACTCTTTGCCCCAATCTGACGACGAATGGTCTCCACTGCAGGCCATGACACACCTTCGTCATTGCTGTAATCTGCAAGGCGAGCCATTACTGCCACCCTGGATAAGATCATGCCGGTGAAGGCACACCCTTCCCAGACAAGACCATGAAGCTTGCTGCTCATAAAAAACTCCGAACACCGTGCTTTTAGTGCATCACCACGGCATTTCCCGCCGGACCACCACGATTCATCTGGTTGAAACCAGCGATCGCCACTGCGACAAAATCATCAGCGTCTCTCACCAGTCGTTCCCGCGTCTCCACCAGCTCCCGAAAATAGGCTGAACTGTGGCTGCGCATTCGGGCCACCAGCAGAGGTGGCATTGCTTTTTCGATCGCTGGTAACAACGCCTGAATTTTTTCAACAGCATCAGGGGTGTCTTTCTCCACCCAGCGGAATATTTTCTGAGTATTGCGAGCCAGGGCTTCCGGATGGCTGTCGTCATATAGCTCCGGGAACGTCATACCCAGCTCAAAATAAGCCCGGGTTATTTCAGCTGCCGGAACTTTTTCACCGTCCGGATGCGCCCAGGCATTCATCGCCATGCGGATGTGTTCATGCTTGATTTTCATGAATCATTTGCCTCTTGATACTTCGGGTATGATCGTTTTTGTCATTTGGTTGCTTCATCGACATATTCTGCGAATAACATGACGAACGTCGTAAGTATGACCAGTCAACATCAGGACGAAGTTCTTCACACAGGACTCCACCTTTTGTTGCTCGTTCAATCGCTGGACATCTCTCGGCAGGCAACCGACGTACACCTTTGATCCATTGATTTACGCTTGGAGGCGATACCCCTAAAAGTCTGGCCATTGCTGATTGCCCACCGACAACAGCACAAGCTCGTTTGAATGAATAGTTCTCTTTTTTCATCGAATGAACTCCAAAAAACACACAATGATATTAGGCGACGCCTAACATCATTGTCAATAGGCTATGCCTAACAACCAATAGGTAGGGATTGCCTAATGCAATGCACATAGGAGACTATTAAGCAATGCTTAGTGGTAAAGACTTAGGCCGAGCGATAGAGCAGGCCATTAATAAAAAAATTGCATCAGGAGCCGTCAAATCAAAGGCGGAGATCGCACGCCATTTCAAAGTCCAACCACCATCAATCCATGACTGGATTAAGAAAGGTTCGATAAGTAAAGATAAACTTCCAGAACTATGGCGTTTCTTTTCTGATGTGGTTGGTCCAGAGCATTGGGGGCTTAACGAATACCCCATACCAACCCCTTCCTGCTCAGATTCAAAAAGAGAACTTTTAGACATAAACAGCCTTTATCAAGCCGCTTCTGATGAAAAAAGAGCAATTGTAGCTTTCCTCTTATCTGGAAATGCTGCGGAGTCTGGTTGGGTTGATCATGACGTTCGCGCCTACATTACTGCAATGGAAATGAAGGTAAGTAACTATCTGAAAAATCAAGAATCAGAACGGAAAAGCCAGAACATCACCAAAACGGGAACTTAAACTTATATGGTCCGACGGGAAGCTCCTAGATCCCGTTATTTAGCTCCCATTACCTCTTCCACATACCATCGCCTATTAGGTTGTGCGCAAAAAACATTAGGCATAGCCTATTGACAAGCAATTAGGCATTACCTATAGTTTTCTCATACCAACCCACCCCGCCCCACAGAATGCAGGGCAATACTTCGAGTTACCAGGCAGTGGTCAGGGGTTAAGTAGCCAGCCCGAGGCGTAAGAACATGACGGCAGGGTTCAACTTTAACTATGCAGCAGGTTTTTGTTCCGCTACCCCGGCGTTAAGGGGAAATGAGGTCAACATGGATACTATCGATCTTGGCAACAGCGAATCTCTGGTATGTGGCGTGTTCCCCAACCAGGACGGCACATTCACCGCGATGACGTATACCAAAAGCAAAACGTTTAAAACCGAAACTGGCGCTCGTCGCTGGCTGGAAAGAAACTCAGGTGAGTGATATGGATTTCGACACAATCATGGAAAAGGCTTACGAAGAATACTTCGAAGGCCTTGCCGAAGGCGAAGAAGCTCTCAGCTTCAGTGAGTTTAAACAGGCGCTTTCCAGTTCGGCAAAATCTAACGGCTGATAAGCGAAGCGGCACCGCGAGGAATTCAGTATGCAGAAACGAGAACCCGTCATCATCGCGCCAGACTATACCGATGATGAAATTTACGAATGGATGTGCGGGAAGATACGCGCCATTAATGACATGAAGCAGGCTGCTGACTACAAAGAGCGCCTCTCTAAAGAACTGGCATCAGCGGAGCAAGATATTACCACTCTGGCAAAAAGAGCGGCATTAAACGTTTCGCGAGTGATTGCAAACTACTGACCGATGAGGTTGACGATGAATGAAACAGAACTTAAACACGTTATTGCCTTGCTTCTGGAAGATGCAAAACGCTTACATGAACTGGAGCCCAATGCAGGCACAGAGGCCCGCATTTGGTTAGCAAAAAAATGCCTGGATAGTAAAAGTTTTCAGAAAGAAATAACAATCAGTTTTGAGAATTCGCCTCATCTATGAATTGTTGAATCAGGTTTGCTAATTCAGTGGCATGTTTATCACCTGTGCTTTTTAAAGCATCTGTTACACAATCTGAGCGAAGTTCTGGCGGAAGTCTTGTTGCCATCAAAGCTATCGCGAGCTTAATGGCTCTTAATTCGGCATTTATTCCATCATGGGATAAATCATTATTAATAGTGGTTTTTATTGTGTTCAAAATCACCCTCCTGAGGGTTGTTAATTAAGGAGTTCTCCACGGGTGAGGTGGAGTGCGTGCGCCGGACACGGGTGAGCATCCGGCACTGGCAGTTTACTGAAAGGATATATCCCTGAAAAGTCAGGGCATAACACGGAAGCGCACAGCGAAGTCATTCCTCCCTTTGTTGTGTACCACTGACATCTTCGTCTGTGCGCTTCCGGTTGTGGCACTCCGCGAAATGGCGCGGCGGTAAGTATGGCGGGGTTATTCCTTCCCCGTTGAGGACACCGGGTTGTCAGGTTGACCATACGCTTAAGTGACAACCCCGCTGCAACAACCCATGTTGATTACCTTTTGGCGGGTATCCGTTTTTTGTTTTCCCTTGTGATACCCGCCCTTTTTAAAGTGAATTTTGTGATGCGGTGAATGCGGCTCAGCGCACGCGGAACAGTTAAAAAGGCCAGTTGACTTCCGTATTGGTTCTTATGGGTGGGTTCTCTGTATCCGGCGTTAATTGTTAACTGGTTAACGTCACCTGGAGGCACCAGGCACCGTATCACAAAATTCATTGTTGAGGACGCGATAATGGAAACGTTATTACCAAACGTTAATACGTCTGAAGGTTGTTTTGAAATTGGTGTCAAAATCAGTAACCCTGCATTTACTGAAGATGCCATTAATAAGAGAAAACACGAACGGGAGCTATTAAATAAAATATGCATTCTTTCAATGCTGGCACGTTTACGCCCGATGCAAAAAGGATACTGGCAATGAATACTGCTATTGCCCTCACTCTGACTGTTTTCCTTAATACTGGCGAGCCTGTTGACATGGTTATTGACATTTACGGTTCAATGAAAGAATGCATGGCTGCCGCAGCAGAACAAAAAATTCCCGGTAACTGCTATCCGGTCGATAAAGTTATTCACATGGATAATAACGAAATCCCGGCAGGACTTAAAACAGCGCCGTAATTAATATCCGGTTTCATTTTTATATGCCAGCAATGGCAGGGATTTGTTCACCCTTAAATCTGTAATGAGGTTAAAACAAAATGAGTAAAGTCTTTATTTGCGCCGCCATTCCGGACGAACAGGCAATAAAGAAAGAAGGTGCAGTCGCTGTAGCCACTGCCATTGAAGCCGGCGACGAACGTCGCGCCCGTGCCAAATTTACCTGGCAATTCCTGGAGCAATATCCGGCTGCTCAGGACTGCGCTTATAAATTTCTTGTCTGCGAGGATAAACCCGGCATGCCCCGCCCTGCCATCGACTCCTGGGATACCGAATATATGCTGGAAAACCGCTGGGATGAGGAAGGCGCTTCCTTTGTCCCGGTCGAACCAGAATCCGATCCGATGAACGTCAATTTTGACAAGCTGTCCCTTGAAGTACAGAACGCGGTCCTGGTTAAGTTCGGTACATGTGAAAACATCACCGTTGATATGGTGATTAGTGCACAGGAATTGTTGCAGGAGGACATGGCAACATTCGACGGGCATATCGTTGAGGCATTGATGAAAATGCCTGAAGTTAACGTCATGTATTCAGAACTAAAGCTGCTCGCCATCGGGTGGGTTAAACATAAATGTAAGCCGGGTGCAAAATGGCCTGAGATCCAGACAGAATTACGCACCTGGAAAAAACGTCGCGAAACCGAACGCAAAGAAACCGGGAAATACACGTCTGTTGTTGATCTTGCCCGCGCCAGAGTCAACCGGCAGCACACTGAAAACTCAGCAGGAAAAATCAACCCCACCACTGCCGCCATTCATCGCGAATACAAGCAGACATGGAAAACGCTGGATGAAGAACTGGCCTACGCTCTGTGGCCTGGCGATATTAATGCCGGAAACATTGACGGCAGCATCCATCGCTGGGCAAAAAATGAAGTTATCGACAAAGATCGCGAAGACTGGAAGCGCATTTCCGCATCTATGCGCAAACAACCCGATGCCGTTCGCTACGACCGTCAGACTATTTTTGGCCTTGTCCGTGAGCGTCCGATCGACATTCACAAAGATCCCGTAGCACTGAACAAATACATCACTGAATACCTGGCGACAAAGGGCGTGTTTGAGGATGAAGAAACAGACCAGAACACTGCTGATATTCTCCAGCCGTCAGCAGTACAAACTGATGCAGTGGAAACTGAAGTATCTGATACCCAAAAAAATGAAAACACGCTGGAAACTGAACCATCTGTAGAGCGTGAGGGGCCGTTCTACTTCCTTTTCACCGATAAGGATGGCGAAAAATATGGTCGTGCAAACAAACTTTCTGGTCTGAATAAGGCGCTGGCTGCAGGGGCTACTGAAATCACGAAAGAAGAATATTTTGCCCGCAAAAACGGTACATACTCAGGCTCACAACAAAATACTGGTGCATCTGACACGACCGCACAACCAGAGCCGGTAAAAGTTACCGCTGACGAAGTAAACAAAATTATGCAGGCAGCCAATATCAGCCAGCCTGACGCTAATGAACTGCTTGCTGCCTCTCGCGGAGAATTTGTTGCAGGGATTAGCGACCCGAATGATCCGAAATGGGTGAAGGGGATTGAAACCCGCGATTCTGTGAACCAGAACCAGCAAGAAACGGAACAGAACAACCAGAAAGCGGAACAAAACAGCCAAAATGCGTTACAAAACGAGCCAGAAACGAAACAATCCGAACCGGTAGCGCAACAGGAAGCGGAAAAAGTCTGCACCGCCTGCGGTCAGATCGGTGGCGGCAACTGCCCTGATTGTGGTGCGGTGATGGGCGACGCAACATATCAGGAAACATTCGATGAAGAGAATCAGGTTGAAGTTCAGGAAAATGATCCGGAGGAAATGGAAGGCGCTGAACATCCACACAAGGAGAATGCTGGCAGCGCTCAGGACCACGCCAGCGATAATGAAACTGGCGAGACGGCAGATCCCTTAATTGCGGTGAACGGTCATCACGTTATCACATCCACCAGCAGAGTGTGGTACCACCTGATGATCGACCTTGAAACAATGGGAACCAACACCAATGCGCCCATCGTGGTTATTGGTGCGGTTTTCTTCGACCCACAAACAGGGGAAATCGGGCCAGTATTTTATATCGTTATCAGTCTGACTGACGCAATGAATACAGGGGCTGTTCCTGACGGTGGAACCATCGAATGGTGGCTGAAGCAGTCCAGTGAAGCCAGAGCTGCCATTTTAACAGACCAGGTAAAACTGAAGGATGCCCTTTCGCAGTTTCGGGAGTTCATCAACGAATACTCAGATGAAAAATTCGTTCAGGTATGGGGTAATGGTGCAACTTTCGATAACGCAATTTTGCGCACCTCATACGAACGTCTGGACATCCCCTGCCCGTGGAGCTACCACAACGATCGCGATGTACGCACAATCGTTGAGCTGGGAAAAACAATCGACTTTGATGCCAGAACCGTTATTCCATTCGAAGGCGTGCGCCACAATGCACTGGATGACGCCCGTCACCAGGCAAAATACGTTACAGCTACGATACAAAAACTGATCCCGAGTCAGGCTGATTTTTAATGTTCAACCCTGATCGCCGCCTCCGAATTATATTGGCGGCGGTCATGCTGTAAGGCACGTGACCACATGTATGAATTAACTCTATCGCCAGCAGAGATTCAAGAGATCACGAAATACAAGCGATACACAAGACAGCAACACCAGTTAAGACTGCACGGCATCCCATTTTTAATCGGGCCTAAAAACGAGCCGATAGTTCTACGCTGTGATATTCCACGTGGACTAACAGCAATGTCAAAAGTATCTGAACTGGTTTCTGCTGAACCCGATTTTGAGGCACTGAATAATGGGAAGACCAAGAAAAGACAAAAAAGATAATGTACTGCCACCGCGCGTTAGATCGAATGGTTACAGTTACGTATGGAAACCCAAAGGAAGCACAAGAACGATAAAGCTCGGAAGAGTGCGGGAAACCAGCGTGGCTAAAGTCTGGCAAAATTATGAACTGGAAAAGGCAAAACTCCACGACATAATGACCGTAGCTAAATTATGGCACATGTTTATGGACTCCCCTGCATTTACAGAACTGGCCCCCCGAACCCAAAAAGATTATCGGCAACATCAAAGGGCATTACTGGCGGTATTCGGGAAAATGCTTGCTGATAATGTAAAAATTGAGCAGGTAAGAATTTTCATGGATAAGCGGGGTCTTGAGAGCAAGACCCAGGCAAACCATGAACTGGCAAGTCTGAGTCGCGTATACGGATGGGGATATGAGCGTGGGTATGTGAAAAATAATCCATGCAAAGGAGTCAGAAAATTCACGCTTAAAGCCCGTACTGTTTACATCACCGATGAACAGTATGCTGCGATATATGCGGAAGCAATTCCACAGTTACGTATTGCAATGGAGATATCCTATCTCTGTGCGGCAAGGCTCGGTGATGTGCTCGAGCTGAAATGGGAGGATATTATGGACAAAGGGATTTACATTGAGCAAAACAAGACCGGCACCAAACAAATCAAGGAATGGTCTCCACGATTACGTACGGCGATCCAGTTAGCCCGAAATGTATCTTCCGGCACATGCGAGTATGTGATCAACACAACCAAAGGCGGGAAGGTCATAGCTAAAACGCTGAACAACTGGTGGAATCAGGCTAAACGTGCAGCCGAGCAAAAAGCCGGTGTTCCGTTTGGGTGCAACTTCCATGACATAAAAGCCAAAGGAATTTCAGATTATGAAGGCAGCAGTCGCGACAAACAAATTTTCAGTGGACACAAAACAGAAAATCAGGTGTTGATTTACGATCGTAAAACCAAAATCACGCCAACACTGGATTTGCCGCTTGTGGTCAGTAAGTAGACAATCCAGAAAATTTTCTGGCAAAAAGACCTGGTATATTAACTCTGAATAACTCCCTAACATCTTGATTTTTCTTGGTGTTAAGTCTGATTAACTTTTCGGCTATTTTGCGTATTATACTGATTTTTCTTTATTTTTCTTCGGTCTTGAAAACCGGCGACCCGAAAG